GATTGTACTGTTAACTAGTTTCGCGTTTGTAATTGAACCGGCCAGTTGAGTGTTCGAAACACCACCAGTTGCAATTGAAACAGCGCCGGAAGAAACACTAAAGTCTGCAGAAGCAAATGATGCAACACCCTTTGCAGTAGTCGTAGCATTTGCTGCAGTGACTGTTATAGTCGTGCCAGTTGCACTAGTGCTAATTCCTTGAGCCGAAGTACCCGCAATAGTAAAGCTTTCACCAAGAGTTGCAGCTGCAGATCCAGCATCACCACTTAGTGTAATATCTTCTGATGAAATTACTCCAGAAGAAGCGCTAAAGTTTGTTGAATTAAAGGCAGCAATACCTTTTGTTGATCCATCAGCCGCAGCATTTGTTCCAGCAATTGTGACAACGTTATCTGTTACAGTGGTTGCAATACCAGTACCACCGGTAAAGGTGATATCAGAATCAAGAAGATTGACTGTATCAGTGCCGGTATCTGCAGCGATTGACAGGTCAGTAGAAATATTTGTTTGACTGGCAGCAGTTAAACGACCTTGTGCATCAACAGTGAATGTTGGAACAGAAGATGCAGATCCGTACGTACCCGGAGTTACTGCTGTATTGTCAAGAGTAAATGTTACCTCATTATTGGAAACTGCTGATGTAAGTCCAGTGCCACCAGAAAATGTAAGAGTCTCACCAAGTGCAACAGCGTCTGTTGATGCGCCATCGCCAGTAATAGTGATACTAGAATTAGTAAGACTGCTATTTGGAATTCCGGATCCAGCAACACCGATAGTTACTTGGTTGTCTGTGATGGTTGTTGCAAGACCATCTGCACCGTCGAAGGTTAGAGAAGAGTCAGCAATATTAACTGTATCACTACCGGTGTCACCGGTGATAGTGATAATACTTGCGCCAGAGACTTCATCGACATATTCTTTAGTAGCAAGTGAGTTTGTACCAAATCCTGCACGATCTTTGTAACCAGATGGAGCGTTAATGGCACCCGTTCCATTTGGTGAAAGAATAAGATTTCCATTTGTGTCAGTGGTGGAGACTGTATTACCATCGATAGTAACATTATCAACATTCAAGACATCAATCTTGCTGGAGGCATCGACAATGATTGCGCTTGAAGCTGTAAGTGTACCTGGAGTGTGGTCTAATTTATCGGTAAAATATACACCACCGATAACTTCGATTTCGTTAGCATTGCCGGAGCCATCCACTCCGCCAGTACCCATATATAATCGATCACCGCCATTTCCTTCTGTACCCGCAAGATACGAGTACGCCATTTCCCCCAGTTTTAGGGTACTGGGAGCGCCCGCGGTACCGGATCGTTTAATCTTAATAATTGATGCCATTAGTAAAAGCCTCCGTCTGAGTTAATATCTGCTCCGACAATCTCATTTCTTGCGACCCACTCATCGCTTGCCGAGTCGTATATTAATAGTCCCTGTTCTTGTAGGGTATCTAGGTTAACATCATTTAGATCACGAATTCTTAGCGTTCCAAACGCCAAGGTACCACTTCCATTTGTTTTAATTACTTCGTTTGCGTTTCCATCTGCTGTAGGATACTGAATACCCGATGCTTTAAAGACTCCACCAACTGTGGCTGAATCTGCAACTTCAAGTCCCGTCTTTACTACAAAATTCTGTTTAACGGCCATCATAAATCCTACTTAAAAATTTCTTTACTCTATTTATAACATTACGCATTTACGTCAATTCTCTTTGATTTGAAACTTGTGTTTGTATATGATGGAGTAAGTGTAAGAGTAACATTTCCACCAGATATAGAAGCATCAAATTCTCCAAGAGATGAATCAGTAGTCACCATAGCATATTCGGTAATATAAACTTGTGATCCATTATGCGTTAATAGCAATTCCGAAGAATGATATTTGCTATCAGAATCATGTTCAATTTGTACAAGATACTTTGCTGTTCTCAAAGCAGAAGCTGAGAAGGTATCAATTGTTTGTTGTGTAATTGTAGTAAAATCTTGAGAGACCTCTTCTAGAAGTCTACCATCATATACAGAAGAATCTAGGCGATCATCGATGATACGATTGACTTGATCAGAATCAATTGCTGATGTTAGTACAGCGTTCTCTGATCCTGGAATAATGTTTCCACTTGAGTCAGTAGCACCGATTGTAAGAGATCCACCAGAATCAGATAAAGATAATCCACCAATATATACCGTTCTACCCGCAATATAAAGAGCTCTAAATTTATTTGTCGGTGAACCAAGATCATACTGCTGATTTGCATCGGGTATTACATGATCTGTAATCTTAACAGGGCCAATGAGTTTAATGCCACTGCCACTATCTTCTATATTTTGTAAGCCAATCTGATCAATATAAGCAGAATCAATTAATGCTAATACTTCAGAAGAATCAAGAGTAAATCTCTTGACCATATCAGAATCTAAGATTGTAGGAGTATTCGTAAAGTTATTGTAGTCAAGATAATAGGAAGCAGAATCGCCATTTAAAGTCGACGCATCAAATTTAGCAGCGGTAATACGTTTAACTGGAGGACCTAGAACAATCTTTTTAACGATTGTTTGATCTTCTGACAGTTTTACCTGAGCGTTTTGGGAGACCTTTACAAGGATCTTATCTGTCGACATTTAAAATACTCATTTCGTCACCGATGGTGTTACTTGAATGCGGCCTTCAAGTATCCTTTCAATCACGGAATTTGAATCGCTATCAAGATATGAAAGTTCTACGTCATATACGTATCTTCCAGACTTGAGAACGTCAGTTTGAGTATTTGTGAGCGACAATGTGACAATGCCATCTGTTGCTGGAGAAGCGACTATTGTAGTAAAGTCGTGAGTATCGGCGCTATCGCTATTATAATTTTTCTTCATTTTAGCATTTACAGTATAGCCATTCAGATTCTTGGCTGCACCTGCAGTATCTGTTAAATGAAGTTCAAAAGCGATGTCTGCTCCTTGATCGATGGTAAATTCTTCATACTGGGCCATGAAATACCTTCCGTGATTTCTTTGTCGGACGCGAACGCCCCTGCCTACAGAGTATATTTATATAAATAATTTTATGTACATGATGAAACAATGGAATGAAACTCTAGATTTGTCAAGTTTTTATGATGAGGCTCGAAAACGTGGCTATCATAATAATGACTCATACGACAGTATGATTAAGCCGTTTGAAGATCTAGATGATACTCAAATTCTTATTCTGTATTACAATGATAAAGCTGTAGGAAGTTCTATATCACATCCATTTTTAGATGGTTATCGAATATTTGCAAGGCTATGCGTATTTACAGATCTAACACCATTCAAGCGTTGTGGAACGGTTAGAGCATTTAAAGAACACCAACATATAACAGCAAGGTTCTTTTTACCAGAACACGCAAAACTCAATGGCCCTTTATATTTTACTACACATCCTGAGCCAACAGCTAAAATGAAAGGTGTTCATAATAACGCAGCTAAGTGGTTCGAACAAGCCGGAGTGTCTGCGTGGTTAGGTGACATGAAATATAGAGGATGTGTACAGTCTATTTGGAAAGTTAATACACAAAAGTGGCTTGATGATATGGACAAATATCCCATATACTATGGAAATTTAAAATAATGCATTACTATCCTACAAATATAGAACTGGATATTCCACATGAATATATTCTAGAATTCATTTCTAAAAATAATTGGACAAGACACAAAAGCACTGTGTCAAATAGAATGACATCTTTGTGGTATACACCAATATGGCAAAACAATAATCTAATTAATGAAAATTGGAATCCAAAAATAAAAACAAAGATTCCAAGATTAAAGCATTCCGTAATATTGCTTAAGATACCGGCGCACGCTCATGAGCCTCCTCATGTAGATGGTGACAAAAATCCACGTAAGACTGCTTGGATTTTTCCTCTTAGTGAATCATACGCTCCAACTAGATTTTATGAAGGAGATAATCTTATTGATGAATACGCAGGACAAATGTTATTAAACACTGCAAAAATTCATGAAGTTTGCAATGGTGAGAAAGACAGATATAATTTACAAATTTGTTTTGAAGAAAATATAGAAACAGTTTTAGAAGAACATTTAGATATTATTTTCTAAGTAACTTCTTTCTGCGCATCCAAAACATGTTCCACATTCTGATCCATTATACTTATCACATGATAAAGTAAGATCAAATAAATCTTGTATATCATAAGTTTTGTACATTTCATATATTTGAGCTTTAGTAAATTCGCTCAAAACGTAGTGAATAGGCCAATCACCAAGATTAGGACTTCTTAAAGTTTCTGCGTTGTCAATCATGTATCTTATTTTATCAAAAGTAGTTCCATGATATTTTTCTATTTTTTCAAGATAATCTAACTCTAGGATTTTTGTCGTACCAGTTAATACAATTGCGTTAATAGAATTTTCTTTCTGGTATTCAAGCGCTTCTTCTTTTAGTGCTTTTCTTGGTACTAGAGGATCATCAAATACTTTACGAATATACCTTGAATTGTCGACATCAACACTTGGAAATTTATTTTTAACGTACTGAATAATCTTATCAGTTTTTTCAATCACGTAATACTCATTATCAACTGTCACTTCAGATACAGGATGAATAGTAATATCAATAGAGTTTTCACTTACATATTTACATAATAAATAAAACAAAATGGCGCCCTTTGTTCCAGGCGACATAGCTAGCACAATATCAGTTTTATCTGAAGGAATATTGAAATTCATGATTATCTCCGAGTCTACAATGCCAATTACTTTATTACCAGAAAAATTTGATGTTTCCGAATTACTATCTATTTATAACTCTATAGACATCACATCTCAACAGATCTATATTACCTCTCTTAATGGAAAAACATATTCATATGATTCAATGGAAATGAAGAAATATATGGCTGAAGGAAAAGCGTATCTTCTTAATGATATGATAATTATAAATGAATTGTTTAAAGATTCATATCTTGAAGATGTTTATAATGAAGTAAAAAAGAAATACGACGTATGCCGTGCTAGATTTTTAAAGCTAGATCCTAGAATAAGAGCATATTCTTATCACAAAGATCAATCAGAAAGATATCACATACCTTTAACAACAGACAATGACTCCATGCTTTTAATTGAAGATAACGTATATAGACTTTCAGAAATTGGAGCACTATATAAAGTTGACACACTACAGAAACACACTGCTATGAATTTAGGTTGGAATGATAGAATACATATAGTATTTGATAAAAGGATATAATATGAACGAAAAAGATTATGGGTGGTTCTGCACGACTCTCTTTACTCACATTCACACCAATGTTGACAATGAATGGAGCCCATGCTGTAGATCTACAAGAGATGAAAACTTTCCTGTTAAAACTGTAGAGAATACTACACCTCTGGAATACTTTAATTCTGAAGAAATGAATCTTTATAGAGATTTGACTCTTGCAGGAAAAACTCCTTCTGTTTGTAAGAGATGCAGATACGAAGAAGACATCGGTGTTCAATCCTATAGACAACTATCAAACAAGTATGGTGATATTGAAAAAGCATATAAGATTGCAGATCACTATAAGAAAACAGGTGAAATAAATTTTGAAGATAGAGTCTTAGACATTAAAGTTAAAATCTTTGGTAACTACTGTAACCTTAAATGCTTTATGTGTCATCCTCATAACTCATCATCTCGTCAAGTAGAACTAAAGAGAATGGGAAAACATTATGACTTTGATTTTCTCTCTTTAGCCCAACCAGAAAAAGATAGAACATTGTCATTTGAAAAGACTGTACACTTTGATGATGTAATTGAAGAGCTTGTAAAGTTAGCTCCATACACTACAAGGCTTAAGATTCTTGGTGGTGAACCATTTATTATGGACAGCCATTATGATCTTCTTGATAGATATGTTGAAATAGGAGAAGCAAAAAATATTTCTCTATACTATGTTTCTAACTTGACAAAGTTCAAAAGAAAGAACAAAGACTTTTTAAAGTACATTGATTTATTCAAAGAAGTTTTAATTACAGCTTCAATGGATGGGATATATGAACAAGCAGAATGGGTAAGATATGGATTGAATTGGAATGAGTTTGTAGAAAACCTTGAAACAATTCAAAATTATGACAACGTGCATCTCAATATTAATTTTACAGCGTCAGTATTGTCAGTTTTTCAAGCCACAGATTTTTACGACTACTTTGTTCTAGAGCATGGAATAATTCCACACGTTGATGATAATGTAGTTTTTACTCCTAATATATTAAACATGAGACACTTGCCAGACGATATAAAAGAAAAGCTGATCACCAACATTGAAAATCATTCTCGCTCTGAAGCTTTCAAAGGAATTGTTTCGGTGTTAAAAGAAGAACGAGATGAAGAAGCTTTTCAGTTAGGTATGACTTATATTAAATTACTCAATGATTTTAGAATGACAAATGTAGAAAAGCTTTTTCCAGAATTAGAATTCTATATCAACAACGCTAACATGGACTTACACAATGAAGTTGAACATATTGTGCGCAAAGTGGGGAAAGCAGTATACGGATGAGTATGTAGAAAAACTCTATAGAGGTTGCAAAGATAAGCTACTCTATGATTTTGAATTTTACTGCTTGACAGATAATACCGATCCTATTAAAGGTGTGCACTTACGAGAACCTGATGGAATTAAGTATTGGAACTCATCTGTAAAGATGATGGACCCTCCTAAGATGCATTACTTTAGAGAGAATTTCTTAAATTTAGAGGGATATATTTTAGCTCTTGATCTAGACATGATTATTCTAGATCACTTTGATTTAAACTACAATAAGCCAACCACTATTTGGAAATATTGGAGATCTCAATCTTGGTTTGATTCTCGTCAACACGAAGAGCGTACACAGACGAATGGATCAATGTATTTCTATAAACAAAATAGTATGGTTGACTATTTCAATGAGTATATAAAAAGAGAAGATGAATATGTTCAAGCATATGCTGGAACTGATAATTATCATCAATATTGCGGCAAATATGGCTGGCAGTATTTTGATAAATTGACATGCTATTCGTACTCACAAGGCGCTCATGAGAATGACACAAAAAAAGAAAAGTATAGACCAGCTTATTCTACATGCATTTTTAATGGGGATTCACCAATGATTCATACCTGCAATAATTGGGTAAAAGATTATTGGAGTTAATCTTCATAGATGAACACCGGTTCATCCTTTTTCTTTTTTAATAATCTCTTTTTAAGCATAAATTTTTTCATAAGTTTTCGAAAATATCTTAGCAATTTCTTCTTGCCCTTTACCGTTTGGGTGTCCATCAATCTTTGAAATCCTAAATTCTTCAATGTTTTCATTAATAATAGTGTCTAGATGATGACCTCCAATCACGTCAAAGAGTGGCCATCCATAAAAATTTTCTACATCTAAATCATCATAATACATATGATTAAGAAAATTTTCTAGTTTTGGATATATTGTGTTTTTGATATAAGTAAAATCAAAGAAAGAAAATTGTATTGGTTTTACTCCTTGTGCAAAAATATATTTGATATTTCTTTTCTCGAGAAAATCTTTTAATATCCACATATGAAATAACGTGTCATCTAAGATTTCTCCAAAATCTAAATAATTTTCCATAATAATTTCTGATAACTCGTGTTGCAATTTATATTTTGGATTACGAGCTAATAATTTATCTTCTTGCTCTTGTGTTATCTTATTCTTTTTATCGCACATTGCAATAGGACAAAACTTACGTCCATAAAGATTAAATCTATCCCAACCAGACCATAACACTAAAACTAATTTTACATTTGGATTTTCATTGACAGCATTAATGACTGATTGACATATGCGCTGATTTCCACTTCCACTAGTACCTAAATTTAAAACTTTATAATTATATTGCTTACCAAAAATAGCAGGCCATTTATCCCAAGAAGTATCAAGATCCAGATGAAATATAGAAGTAAAATTAGGATCTGTAAAACTACATCCACCAGCAATCATCAAAGGTTTCTTAGAAAACTTTAACATTATACATCCTTTCAAATTTAACAGCGTCTGTTAAATTATCAACCATTGGCTCACCTTTTATATTTAAACTAGTGTTAAGTAACATAGGACATTTTGTTAAATCATACCATTCTTCTAAAATTTGCCGAAGAATCGATTTGCAGTCTTTTTTTACAATCTGAACTCTGGCCGTGCCATCAACGTGCGTAACAGAATCATAATCATGTCTTGCCTTTGCCACATATTGCATATACTCATTCATAGGACCAGAAAAATATGCATATGCGTGTTCCTCTAAAATTGCGGGGGCAAACGGTCTGAACTTTTGTCTTTTTTTAATTTCATTAACAGTGTCTTTAATAGCTCTACGAGGATCACCGATAAGACTACGATTACCAAGGGCCCGAGGACCAAACTCAGCACGACCATGAGCCACACCACACACACCACGCTGAGAAATATATCGAGCAATTTCACGAGGATTGATGTCATTTTTTATTTCAGTTCCTAAGTATGGGTCGATCCACTTTACTTTCTTATCTATATAGGCTGCAGCAGCACCAAGACTCGATCCCGCATCTCCCGGATTAGGCATGATCCATATCTTTTCAAAAAGAGGATAAATCTTTGAATTGGCTACACAGTTAAGAGCTACACCACCGCCGTAACAAAGATACGATGAGTATGATCGAGCTCTTTTCATAATCTTATAGATTTCATCTTCAATTATTTTTTGTGCACTCGCAGCTAGATCTTCGGGCTTTCCATCTAGTTCTATACCTCTATGATAATATTCATATGGATCCAAATCATATAGAGGTTCACCAAACGCGGCCATGCCCATAGTAATATATTCATCTTCATTTGGCTTTAGACCACACGCCTTTGTAATAGCAGAATAGAATAATCCAAGTGACTTCGGATATTTTAATGACCAGACTTTTTTCTTTTCCCACCAAATACTGGCGGTATCCCATTCACCGATTGCATCGATGACTACACATACCGGTTCTTCTGGCCACGGGCGGGTGTAGTACGCGCCCGCAGCATGCGACCAATGATGATGTACGTATGCATCATACTTTGGTCTGGACTTCCAAGACTGGCCAGCGTATAATCTTCGAGTATTTTTAAGAAATGGCTTTTCATAAAAGACAGTCGTGCCTTTCAGATCAAAGAGAGGAGATAACTCCTTATCATTCTTTTTTCTGGTAAGACGCTCTGAATGAGATGCATATATAATATTACCATCGCTATCTATTGTAGCGATCGCAGCGTCATGAAAGCCGTGTGAGATACCAGTGATTAACATACTATGCGTCAAATGGGGAACAGCTTATTCATCAGAGTATGTTAATAAGTTACACTCGATGATTAGCCGGCACTTACATATTCCTTTTCAAATGTTCTGTCTTACCGATGATCCTCAAGGGATCATTAACGATATTACTTGTTTATCTATAATCGATGATAGATGGGAAAAATGGTGGAATAAAATTTCTCTTCTCAACGATCCAAGAATTCCAAAAAATACTTGTTTACTTTTTGATCTAGATGTGGTAATATATAATGATATTTCAAACTTAGCCTTAGAAGCAAATGATACTTTGACTATCGCAGAATCCTACTGGGTTGATCCTGTTCGAAACTTTAAGGGTTACAATCGAAATTTATCTTGTGATCTTAACTCTTCAATTATGATCTGGAGTCATACACCAGAAGTTAAGAAGATCTATGATTTCTTTGATAACAACCAAGAATATTTGGTAAACAACTATAAAGGCATTGACAAAGTTTTTTACTATTACGAATTTGAAGAATTTGAAGTTAAGACTATTAGCAATGATTGGCTTCAATCATATCACCATACTGGATTTAACAAAGAAAAAGGATCTGTTCTTATTTTTAATCAAGGTATTAAACAGCATGAGATAGAAGATAAGTTGGTGCATGAACTATGGCATTAAATTTCGAAATACCGGTTGAATACTTATATGAAATGCAAAGAAAACTTGACACCTTCGAAGATGTCAAAAGATATTCTGAAACATATTGCAAAACTCAAGTTGAAAGTAAACAACACTTAATTCGTTGTATGCATGAGCGTTTATACCTTCATCAAAATTATACGGTGTTTGTAATAGGAGCCTGGTACGGAACATTAATTGTTCCATATTTGCTTAATAACTTCAGAGTTAAGAAGCTCATTTTAAATGACATCGATACAAGTGTAAGAAGAATTCTTAAAAGCTACACAAAAAAGTTTACAGATAATTTTGAAATAACGCACTATAATATGTTTGACACAAATGAATGGCATAGCCAATTAGGTGAAAACAATATTATCATTAATACGAGCTGCGAACACATGACAGATATGCATGAATTTCACGATAACTTTGCAGATGCCATTTATGCTTTACAATCAAATAATCACTTTGATCATCCTGAACACACGCACTGTGTAGCAGACTTAGAAGAATTTATCTTAAGAAGTGGATTATATTCTCTCTTCTTTGCAAATGAAATACCAATGAAAGAGTATAAGAGATTTACTCTCTTAGGAAAAAGAAGATGAAAAGAATAATCTATAGCCTTTATATTGATATACCTTCTGAAAAGCTAGATGATCAGCCAGCTTATCGAGGTGACACGATATCAAAGTCAGAAAGAACAAAGATTGAATTAGCAAAGAATTATGATAAGCTAATACAGACAAAAAAGAGATATGCTAATCTTGTCGGAGCAGACTTTTTCATGTATGAGTATGATGACTATATTCCATACTATAATGAAATGAAAAAGAAATATCCTCAAATTACAGACTACAATATCATTAATTTCTATAAAATTAAGTTGCTATATGATCTTCTCGATTATGATGAGATCTTGTATCTAGATTTTGATGTAGTTCCAATTACTAATGAAAACTTTTTTGAAGCTTGGAATCTAAGTGAAGGAATTGCAATTGCACACAATAATGATCATATTCGTAGAAATAATAAGAAGAAACTAGATAATAGATCTCCTACAGCAAAACATTATAATTGCTCAGCTATGTTAATGGATAGAGGGCTTCCGCCATCAAATCATGTCTATAATACAGGAATCATTGGAGCTAAATCTCGTCATTTAGAACAGCTCGATTATTTTTCTCAATTTCAATCAAATATAGATTTGATGGACTATCTTGTGAATACTCCAGAAGAAGGAATGTTCCCAGAAAATATTTCAGCTGGCTTCGGATATGATAATGAAACGTTGTGGAGTTATAAGGTAGAAGAGACAAGCACACCTATGCAATGGCTTGATGAAAAGTGGCATTATTTCTTTGATAATGACTACATATTCAAAGACACTAAGTTTGTGCATGCTATTAATAAAAAATTTGATCATATATGGAAATACTGTGAAGAGAATAATATTCAGTATCTTTAGTCAGTTACCTACTCATGAAAGAGTGACTAACTATAGTTCAAATCAGTTTAAGAAATACTACGATCGTCTTTATGAAAGTAAAGATGAATATGCAAAGTTATGCTCAGCTGAATTCATGCTACTTTCTCCAAATGAAATGAGCTATATTGATTTACAACATTATAAAATAATCATGATGGAAAAGTTTGCAGAAGAGTATGATGAAGTATTATACTTAGACTTTGACGTTATTCCTATGACAAACCAAAACTTCTTTGATGTTTTTGATTTAAATAAAATTTGTATACTAAATCAAAACACAAATCTTATTATCCAAAAAGAAATTGAGAATTATCAATATACCGAATGGCAAGGCGATTTATCTTCTAGTATTAGCAATTACAAAAAATATGTTATTCAAAAATTTCAAAGGGACGAATATCATCGATGTTCAAAAGCATTTGCAAAAAGAGAAATGCTATTTAAAGATGATATTATATCATATGATGAACACATTGTAAATACCGGAATTATTGCCGGCAATAAAAAATCTATATCTCTTCTTAAATACGAAGAAAGATTAGATAGCATGAAGTTGCTATCTAATCTTAATAATAATGAGATATTTTTTTCTTATCTTTTAGAAAGATATAACATTCCATTTACAAATATTGGAGATGATTGGCATAGATTATATGATGAGTTGGATACTCATTTAGAAAATAGTTATATGGTTCATGTAATTAATAAACAGTTTGAGGATGTGTATGGTTAAAATCTTCTGTTTATATTTTGAAGGAAAATACACGCCTGACTACGTAGAGAAACTTTACAATTCTATAAAAAGAAATTGCAAAGTGCCTGTTCATTTTGTGTGTTACTCCGATACTCCTGTAAAGTGTGACGAGTTAATTTCACTTCCATCGAATACAAGCATTAAACAACATTGGTTTAAGATGCAGTTTTTCGATAAGAAATTTACTGGTGACGGTGAAATTATTGTAATGGATATTGATCAGGTGATTATTTCAGATATAACAGAAATGATATCATATCCTGTAAATGATAATGAATTAGTATCTTATTGCAAGTGGTGGGGCGGTGATGACTTAAAAATTAACGGAGGTTGGTACAAGTTTAATGCTGGAAGTCTTCAAGCTGTATGGGAAAAATTTATCAAAGATCCGGAAAAATGGCAATTACATTATTTTATTAATGGTACTGTTCACTATCGGTATTTTGGTGAGCAAAATTTTGTATATGACACTTGCGCAGAGAACGGTATTAGTGTTACAACTATGCCAGGAGAATGGGTAGCAAAATATACAGATGACTTCGATAACAATAATAAATTAAACAGACAGTATATTCAAGCATTTGATGAAATGTACATGTATTTAGGAGATGAATTCAATCCTAAAATTAAAATTGTTCACTTTGCAAATCCTAATAATACAATACACAAGCATATAAAAAACGATGACATTAGAAATAATTTGTGTAAAAACTGGTACTAAGTACGATCAATGGTATGTTGATAATCTAAAGCATATGATTGACACATACTCTTGTTTAGAGTATGCTAAATTTCATGTAATTACTGAAGATCGTTATGATGATCACAGAGGCGTATTTAATAAATTATTAATGTTTGAAAAATTCACAAAGAATCAATATTTGTATTTTGATCTAGATGTAATAATTAAAGGTGACTGTAATCGATTCATATATGACAGTTTACATGTGTGTCATGCTTGGTGGAGAGATGCTTGGCATACACCTTTAAACTCATCTATCATTTCATGGAAAGGAGATGTATCTTATATACATGAAAAGTTTGCTGAAGATCCTAATTACAATATGGTAAAATATTGGAGAGGCGTGGATAAGTATCTTTACGAAAATTTTCAGCCAAAGCGTTATTACTATGGATTCTGTTCATATCAGACTATAACAGAAGAACGACCGGAATACCCAGTCGTTCTTTTTAATCAGCGATATAAACATTTGAAAACTACTGGCTGGTGGAATAAATTTCAATTGCCGCACCAATAGCATGAACGAATGATGGAGCTTTTCTTAGTTTAGCTTTAAGTTCTCTATTATCAGATTTTCTTACTTGATCTAATTCAAATAGTGCTAGCTTTAAATTGAATAAGTCTTCTTTGTCTTTTTCTTCATCGTATTCTACAAAAACAGATTTGACAAGAGCTTCATATTTGTTTTTGCTTTGCTCTGTTAGAGCTTCTGCAATCAATCCGTCTCGTTTTGCAATTGCATAGACAACTTCTTCAAATACCTGTCTTTCTTTTCTAAAATGATTTACTGTATTTTCGTGTATTTCATCTAGAGAAATTAAGTCAAGTAGTTGCATATAGTGTGGATGTTCTGGATTAAGTTCAATTCCATATGTGTGCAGATCTTGTTTTTTATCTTTCCAAGTCGTTTCAATAAATTTTTTTTCTTGATCTGTAAAACGCGCTGTCACAAATTTATAATCATCATTCTCAAAAAACATAATAATCCTTTAAGTCAAATTAATATTAAAAGCAGTATTAACTGTTGTCTCTGTTCCATTCGGAAATTCTTGTGCACGGTAATCATCTGTGTTTATTCGATTTGTTTGATAATTGCCAGTAACACCAGTTAAAAATGTATTGGTAAAAGTTCCACGAGCACTTCCTGATCCACCATAGTTATATGAGATTCTATAACCAGTGTGATTTACAGCAGCCCATCTTACGTAGTTTTGCAATAGTGTGTTAAAGTTTGATGTAGTATAAACTTGAAGATTATTGTCTGTACGAGCATATACTGGAGTGGTGTATGCAGAATCTGCACCATTGATTCTATGCAAATAATAATTTGCCACTGTGGTAGTTTGCTCTAAAGTTTCTGGAATTCCACCAGCAGTATACGCACTTACATTTGCTTTTCTATCTCTAAAAACAATATCACCACTTACAGCAGTAGCACCACTAACAGAAGAACTTGTGCTAACAAAATATGTTCCACCTTGAGCTGTTCCAGTCGAACCAGATGAAAGAGAAGTGATAGCGGGTTCAATAAATGTATCGAGCATATCAGCAGCAGACATAGCTTGGAGATTGCCACTATTGTTGAATAATGGAAAAGCGACTCCTCCGGTGTCTGATGGTTGACTTACACTCGCAAGACTTTGTGAAATATGTGCATACGTATCTGTTGAAGTTGTAGGCTCTGCTGTTTCAGCTTCGGTAGCAAATCTATCTGCACGAGTAATAGCTGCTCCTGCGATTACGTAAGAATCTGTTAGAGATCCTAAGCTACCGCCGGACGAGACCCGTGATAATGTTACCGATGGATTAAGTGAGTAGAGGTAAATTGTTTTTGCTACAATCTGATCGATCATAGCAGATGTCATTTCTCTCAGGTTCCCACTTGACTCATATAGAGGAGTCCTGACTGCCATAATTTAACTTCCTGCGCCATATAATGTTTTAATTGCTGAACCACTTGAATTATATATTACTAATTCAACTTCATCTTTCAAGTTAGCTCTTGCAACACCGTCATTTGCAATTGATACTGCACCACTCGAAACACTAAAGTTTGTTGAGCTAAATGAAGCAATACCTTTATTTGAAGTAGTAGCATTTTCGCCAGAGATTGAACCAGATGATATATCAATACCTTCACCAGCACTAAAGTGTGCTCTTACTTCAGAAGCTGAAGGACCAGTGTATGTAAGAACACCGGTTGAATTATTGTATGATAAGCTTCCATCACCACCTGCATCTGTAACTGAGATAGATTGCCTTGCACGTGCTGTGGTATGATAAAGGTTTGAGCCTTCTGGAAGACTAGAGGTTGATGCGTCGCCGAGGTCCGAATCAAAGTTTGCTTTTGTATAGATTGTTTCTACGTCGATACTAAAGACGCCGGTGCTACTATTATACGATAAGTCACCACTTGCAGACACGGCACTGCGAATATCAGTAGTCTGGTTTGTATTAGCAGAATCGACTCGACTGACTAATTCATTGATAGCTGCTACAGTGCTTACTTTAGTGCTAGTAGTAAGAGAGCTAACATCACCGACAACATTCACAAAAGCCAAATCAGAATCAATTTGACCGATTTCAGTTTGTAATTCATTAATTGCTGAAACTAATGAAGATTTATCACTAGTAGTCAATGAACTTAGAGTTCCAACATCGGAATCAACATTATCGAGTTGAGTATGTAATTCATTGATAGCAGTGACTGCTGTAGAAGCAGAAGTAGCGAGTGCTGTTACATCTCCAAGTTCTGTTCTCAATTCTCTAGCTGCAGCTGATAAGTCTGAAGCTGACAATCCAGTCAGAGACATATTACCAATGTCAGTCTCATGCTCATTGATTGCTGCTGTCAAATTAGATGCAGTCGTATTTAATGACATGCTACCGATGTCGGTTTCATGCTCGTTGATAGCACCGACTAAAGTTTGAGCAGTGGTATTTAATCCACCAGTTCCAATCGAATCATTGATAGTAGTAATGTCAGCTTCATGCTCGTTGATAGCACCACGAAGTGTAGTAGCACTTGTATTCAGTGAAGCTGCACCAATCTCAGTGTCATGCTCGTTAATAGCACCAATCAGAGTTTGGGCTGTAGTATTAAGTCCACCGGTTCCGATTGAATCATTGATTGTCGTAAGATCAGCTTCATGCTCATTGATAGCTGTAACTACTGTGGAAGCTGTTGTATTAAGAGCGGTGACATCACCTACTTCAGAAATGGTTTCACGAATTGCACCAGAAATATCAGTCGCTGACAATCCAGTGAATGTCATATTGCCGATATCAGTTTCATGCTCGTTAATTGCACCTACGATTGTTTGAGCCGTAGTGTTAAGTGAACTCGGAGTTCCGATATCTGAATCTAGACTATTGATCGCTCCAACTAAGTCAGAGTCAATATTAGTCGTTAGATTAGATAAATCACCAACTTTATCCGATAGTTGGTTATTTTTATCGACCCAACCAGTTACGGTGTCGGTGTAATTAACGATAATTTTTGCCATTACTGTTTCTCTACTAGCTTAAGAAGTAATTCTTTGATTTCACTTACCTCATTCTTTAAGTCTTCGAATTCTTGCTCTTTAAGTTTTCTTTGTTTTTTTCTTTCTCGTGCAGCTTGTATCTCACTTTTATTTATATTCAACACCGCACCGGTGTCTCTATCTCGAACATAACCAGATTCACCTTCTATTTTAATATGATCCATTTATACACTCAACGCAATAATTCTAAGATCTTTCATTATCTGAACACTAGCTTGATTACTAGATTTTAACACAAATTTGAATTGCATTTGTTCAAATGGATCTAATGATCCACCGGGTCCGCCAATTAAATACTCATAGTCTCTAAATGTGAATCCATTGTTATCGGAAGGATTACTAGTTTCTTCAGTTGCGAGAGTATAACTTTTATTAATAAGATCTTCATCTCTTGTTCCGAACCTATAGTATACTTGAATAGAAGAACTTGCTGGGCGCTGTGCGGCAAAGATGACTTTAGCTCCCACAGCATCTTCTGCAAGTGTAATTATTTTTGTGATATGCTTCGAAGCAGATGAACCTTCTCCGGCATCAGTTTCAGCCACATAATTAATTGCATCCGAAGATCCAGACTGATTATCAATGACGTAATTGATAAGAGAAGCCGACGCTCTTTGTAAATCAATAATTGGTGAAACATTGCTATCTCGAGAACTAATATCTATTTCCATATCAAAGGATTTAACGCCTGCACCTAATTCAGATGTTTCACTTGCTAAATTAGCAACTTGATAAAATACAGTTGAGAAATTATTTTCATTTAATATAACAGGTTGATAGGTTGATCCTTTTTGAAAACTAGTTTCTGTTCCGCCTAATGATCTTGCAGTAGTTCCTTTCACTCCAGCTACAATACTAGTGTTATTTGGTTTTAGATTTTGAATATGCGGATAAATAATCGAGTACGGAATATTTTTTGTAGCTTGTATATTAACTCCACCACCGACAATATCTGAATCTGCGCTGGAGTCTGCAAGGAACTGATATCCATTATAATCAACTTTAGTGATATTTCTATTTCCAATTAAGCTATTATATCTAATTCCTCCAAGGCCAGCAGAATCGATTCCAGTAAGATTTACTTGTTGACCAACCTGCATTCCATGATTATAGTGCTCTACAGTAACAGTTGAGCTGCCGGCAGCAAGTGTAATCGGATCTTCATTAAGTAATTGTTTAGGCAAGTCAGCATTGTAAAGATAAACTTTACTTGGTGTTTCTCTTCTAAATCTAGCTTGATATAAATTAAATGTCAAATCTTGATTCTGCGCTGCTGTAAAGGTTGCTCCATTTTGTGAATAAAACAAGCTTCCTAACACAGGCTGACGTGTGATTCTTTTCTCAGTAGATCCTAATAAAAATTCATTTGTTTGAGCTACATAAATTTTATAATCAGGAGAATCTGCAGTTACAACAATTGCAAAATCTGTTAAACCTTTTAAAAATACGGGTTCTGGAAATTCAAAGGTTGTGGCTGCAGTGGCATCGCTAGATACATTGATTGAACTTCCTGGTTTAATTATATGAGTTCCAGGAAGAACTGCATCGGCAGAAGGAAATCCATTTACCATTGGCCGAAGCTGCACTGCTACAGGAAATGAAGTATCACGTACTTGGAAAAATAAATCTACTTTCGTGCAATAGATTCCATTAATTTCATCTACATAGAATGACTGAGCAATTGGATGCTTATTTAATCTATATCCGGTTGATGTAATTGCCATTTAACCCTCTATTTTTCCACTATTTCTCATTTTAATTTTACCCGCTGCGTATACAATCGGATGAATAATTTTACACCAAACATTTCCAACTAAGCTATCTTTAGCTCTTCCTTTTGTAAGAACATGTTTCAAGTGTTTAGTTCTTTCTTGTGCAAGATAAGCACCCAGTTTAGTAAGTGCACTACTGTTTTGCATTCCTGCAACGTAAGGCTTGAACAACCAGTGATAACCTACCTCATGTAGAGGCGTCAGATGTCTACGTTGGTAAGTATCCCAGATCCTCATAGCACGCTTCCAATCTTCAAGCTGTGTTTGTCTATACATTTCAGTACAAACAATCTTCTGTCCTGGATCGCCTGCGGAATTATGCTGCTCAGTTGCTTTATCAAGGATGTCTTTACCTGTGTAATAATCAGTATCATGATAATTCGCAAAGCCGCCAGCAAATCCTTTCGGATCTCTAGCCCAACCTCCGACAGTGACTGGATCATTTGACCACGTGCCTGTCTTACCGAGTTGTACGTTAACATATCCATCAACTTTAGTATGACCACCGCCATCATCTCCTTGATAGCTATAATGTTTATTGTTAACAGTTTTTTGTCCTTGAACTGTTAATACTCGAGTTGATAGATATTCTTTTTGATATGTGTCGATATATCCAGCAGCAGTGTATGGAGCACGAGCGACTGCAAGCGCGTCTTGTTCTTTATCTACACTAATATCTAAGATCTTAAATTGGCGTGTACCACATCTAAATCTAATAGTTTCAGTGTTAGGAAGGAAGAAAGATCCAGTCACTTCACCGTTAGCATCTGTTTCAAGTGTATCACTTCCATCAGGGTGTGAAGTAGCATTTTTATAAAGATTTCCATAATCCGTAGTATCATTTGAATAATATTGGAAAGATTCCGGTCTTACCCAATCGGCTACAGATACTCCGTCAAAGTAAGCAAAGACTTTAGAGTTTGGTCTTAAGCCAGTAGCTTTAAAGTAAATTTTACGAGATCTTATGAACGGAATAAGCACAACATCAATTACTCTATTCGCTACTGCCTTTTTAACTACTTCATCAGATACAACTCGGTTTGATTCATAAACATATTTTGAAGATGTTGAAGATTTTTTAACATTTGTGGTACTTCCAACTTTTAATTTTTCGATTGGTGTACCGCCCCAGTTCCATTCCCAGTTATTCCACATGAATGCTTGTTCGGTGTTAAGTTTGACGCCTCCATCAATAGTCTTAGGTGCTGCTGTTACAACATCTCTCCATTCGTCTGATGCTGGAGAAAGTTGAACAGTTCCTTCATGAACTACAACCGAGAAAGGATTAATTTGAATAGATTGGCTGGCTAGATTTTGATTTACATATAATGCTTCATCATATGCAATATAAACATTATCACCTTTTTTTATAACATTTATAGAAGATGCAGAATCAAAAAGTAACTTAATATTATCTTCACCGTGTGCGGGTCTTAAACTCTTTCTTTGTGGATCAATCGAAGCATTATAACCCTGATTAGCAACTGAAGAGAGCATTTGTGTAGAAAAGTTATCTACAAAGAAACCAGATTTAGTTCTGTTATTTCCAGAAGAATCAAGAACGTCAAAGTTCTTTGTATCCATTTCTAGCATAGATAAAGCTGTAATTTCTTCTAGCTTATCAATGCGCTCTTCTAAATCACCTATGTCAGCCATAGTGTATCTTTTATAATCGATTCTTTTAATAGCAACATCTTTTGGACTTAGTGTGTTGCCACCTAGTCCAATATTATATAATTCTAAAGTCTGAGGAGGCTTAAGAGGAAGCTGTGGAATCAATCCTGGGGTACCTTCTTCAAATACAATGTTGCCTTCAATGTCAAGAAGCAATTTACCAGCCGTAGGTATGTAATGTACAGCATCAAATTGTATCAGATCATTTGGTTGAGGCAATTCATGTACTCGAGCACCAGTGCCACTGTTTACAAAATCTCCATCAGAATCTTTAATAGATCTAAAATCTAAAACTTCTCTTAAACGAACTATTCCTCTATTACTTGGTAAGATATAAGATGGAATATCCTTATAATCTACTTGACCGGTATAAGAGTTGACCGAGAAGAAATCTCCATTTGTGCCATGCCTAAAGTACTTAAACTTTGCTGTGACATTTCCGGAAGGAGCTGAGTTTCCAGCTTTAAGAATAAGTCTACCAGTACCATAAAAAGAATTGCGCTGACCATTATCTAAAGTAAATCTATTAAAATAGCTTTGACTGCTATCAGCAGTATTAACAATTTCTGTCAAAGAATAAATATCAGCTTTTCTCATAGACAGATACTTTAAGCCAGATCCATCTGACTCCATTTGTCCGATGACAGATCCGTCAGTCAAGATTTTTTGTCTTACACTTGCTGCAGATTTTCTAACATATCCGATTACTTCTAAATTACTCGAGCTAGCAGGACCGCCAGTGAATGTGCCATCAGATGCAAATACAATTCCAGTATCAATCGAACTATCAGCATTTGCTGCAATCCAATCACCTACATTGACAAATGTTTCTCCAGTGCCAGTTAATGAAGCTACTGATCCAGCTCCGCCGGCGTCAGTTGTGACATTTGAAAATTTTCTTTGTACATCTACAGTGATATCACTAATTGCTTTAGGTCTTTGTTCTGGAATTCCAAAAAGTAAAAGATTATTTCCCGGTTCTTTAATAACGGCTTTACTATTTTCTAGCGTAGGATTAAAATAGTCTGTGGCACTCGTTCCAATACTCTTTACATTCCGGAATGCTTGTCCAGAATTCATTTGAATATCAATTAAGTGATAGTTATAACTAGATCCTGCTCCTTCATTGATAGCAGAAATTCTACATGTTCCTATAGTGCTGCCTCCATAGTCAACAGCACTTCTTAAATTTAATTTTTCAAAAGTGTTGATATTAGGGAGGCCACTTGTATTTGAAGGATCTACTACTACATAATTTCCATAATTTGCTGAGCTTTGTTGATTTTCTAAAGAAATTGTATTAGTAGCTCTATCAATTCTTAGAACCGAAGGAAAGTGTCTTGCTGCTCTATATCCTTCAACAACTGCAATACCATCGCTGACTTGAAGTTGAAGCTTTGTAGCATCACTATCTAAATCAAATTTAACAGTAAATGGTTCTACGACATAGTTACCAGAATTTTCGAAAATTCTTTGCGCAATTACATCATTAGGAACTTCATAAGCATCTGTAACTTGATTAGTCGCGAATGGTGCACCATTCTTTAGAGTCGCTAAGTGAATGAAGTTTTCATCAGATGCAATTTCAGTTTTTAATGCAATAGTTAATCTAATTTTTAATCTATCAGCGCCAGGAGATGAAAGATTAGGAGTAGCACCTTGGTTATCATATAGTCCATCATCATCAGAAACAGTGACTGTTTCTTCTATGACTTTAAATCCAATATCAGCATCTGGCGCATCTGAGTATTTCGAGATTACTTTAGATTGATTATCTGTAAAGACAAAAAATCCTTTAGTGTAGTAAATTCCAGATCCAACAGAAAATCTAGAACCAGTTCCGGTTGCCGGATTAGAAGTAGTATTAGTTGTCTGTACTGTTAAAGTAACACTTCCATTGTTAAGATCTTCGCCTGGATCAAACCTAATAGGACCCGTAGTTGCGGATGTCGATGAAAGAGTGTCAGTATATTGTACATAGAGAGTAGCTGGATCACTGCCCTCAGCAGCAATAACTTCAATAACTCTTGCAATAACTCCAGATGTTTGGCCAGTAAAAGAAGTTCCAACTAAATTACTCGGTGTATTTGGAAGAGCGTTTGTAGAAGTGTTTAATTTTACAAATTCAAAGCTATTATTAAGAGCAATACTTCCTGGCTTTACTACTGCACCTTCCTTAAAGATGTTATCACCGAATCTTCTAATCTGCTCTTGCAGAATAGTTTGCATTTGCGTAAGTTCACGTGCCTGTAAAGCTTTACCACTATTAAAAAGAATACGATGATAACCATCGCTATCAGCAAAGTCATCCTTATAAGTATTCGTGAAAGTTGAGCTAGTAAGTACAGTTGCCATTCTTCATATCCTAGAGTGAAATAATAACTTTAATATCTTCTGTTTGATCTGTTGATCTAACTACGGGTGCTCTATTTTCAATATAGAGAATGTCACCCGAGAATTTGTTGACATCGTCATTCGTAAATGCATCACTATCCACATCGTACCCTTCGGCGGATAGTGTACCGGTCGCACCAGGTGATGTTACAGCTTCTCCTTCTTGGAAGCTAACAAATCCAGTAGCTTCTGTCTGGTGAGCATAAATCTTATCACTATCAACTTGATCAATAATTGCTTGCGCAGTTGAAGTGCCTCCAGTGATTGTTCTATCAACCACAAAGTTAGAAGCATCACTTACTGATGTAAGTCTAAGATAACGAAGAACTTTACCAGTCGTGTCTGTATAAGCAGAATCATTATAATCCGCAGGTGCTCTCATAAGAACAATTTGTCTAAAGTCCTGATCTACAATAAAATCATTGCCATCGGCCCCGGCAGGCTTTGCATTAAACATGATCGAAGAAGATCTAAGATCATTAATAGGATTAGCACCAATTCCATTCGCTGGACTTAAGATAGCTCTAATTTCTGCACCTGATCCTCCACCGCCAGTTAGAGTTACACCAGCATATTGATATGAATGACCCATTGTCATGCCACTATCAACACTCGAATCTAGTTCAATTTTTGTAATAGCACCACCACTTACAGTAGCAGTGGCAGAGACTCCAGTTCCATCACCATTAATAGTAACAGTAGGTGCTGAAGTATATCCTGTTCCGCCATCAGTAATTCTAAATCCTAAAAGCTGTCCAGAACTTGCTGCTTCTTGGACAAGGGCTTGCTGTTGCTGAATTGAATTCAGTGCAGCAGAACCCGAAGAATCTTCGATAAGAGCAACCGGCATAAAGTTAGCCGATAAGAAACGTGCAGATGTTACACCACTCAATGAATAGAGATACTTCCAAACATATCCATCAGAAGTTCTAAGAGGCTTAGTTGACTGTCCAGTAGGTTTCACCGTTGAAGCAACTGCTAAACCATTACTATCTCTGCCTTGTTGCAGACAAATGTAAATCTGATTATCTTCGGTCAATACATAATAAGCATTTGTAGGATATGAAGAATACGCATCATCATAGCCACTATAGATTGTACCAGAAGACCAGTTATGGCGAGGAATAACGTACGATGCATCGGATGCAAGTTTAATAGACTGCAAAGATAAACGAGCATTTCTTTGAGATCTCAAAGAATTCGTAGGAGTAGGTACTGTTTCAGCACTATCCCATTGCTCAGATCTTCCGATCCCAATATAGTACTTAGTAGCGCCTGCATCAAACTCGTCATAAATCGTATCGAGTAATTGTTTTTTCAGTGCGTCAGTAATAATTGCTGTCATCGTTTATCTCTTAAGTAATAGTTATATATGTATCAGACGAATCAGCAGATCCAATCATGAACCAATTGCTGCCGTCCCAAATAACTTGGCATGAGCCATTTTCTGCAATTGAGAAGGAAGTGCCTTGTGCAAAGCTAGCTGGTGTTACTGTGACTAATCCAGTGTTTGCGTTTACCATTACCTTAAATTCACCAGTGACTGTGCCATTAGCAAGTGTAGCAGCAAGAGCAGATGCCTTACTGAAAATAATAAATGATCTTTCAGTTGATACAGCACCGTCTGCAGTTTGACTTACATGATTAAAGGCAATCTTATTCGTCTCAACTGCACCTGAACCTTTAGCACTCACATTTAAGTTTACATTTGTATCAGTGCCCGTGGCAGAAATAGTTGGGCCAGAACCTGTCGCAGCATTTGCAATTGTTACTTCATTCGTAGCTGATGAAGTAGCAGTAAGCTTAATAATTTCAGCGCCATTTGCATCATTGATAAGTGTACCGATTGTAGGTGAATTTAGTGTTGGAGTAGTTAAAGTTTTATTAGTAAGCGTTTGAGTGTGATTAGCAAATACAAATGTATCATTTCCTGTTAAGAGAGGAAGTGTCACCGTTCTATTCGCAGTTAATTCACTGACCGCAATATTATATGTATGATCTGCCGAAGTATCATTAATCTTTGGAGTCGTTAAAGTAGGCGTTGTCAAAGTTTTGTTTGTAAGGGTTTGAGTCGCACTATTCAATACGATTGTTCCTGTTGCATCAGGAATAGTCACAGTTCTATCTGTAGTAGGATCAGCAACAATAAGACTTGTTTCCCAACTGTCAGCACTAGTACCTTCCCAGATAATAGCAGTATTTGACAGTGTAATTTGCGTTGACAGCGCATCACTGTCTCCACCGAACCGACGATAGATCTCTACAAAATTTTCATTAATCTTTTGACCTGCCGCGCGAAGAGTATCGCCGGTGCCATCATTGGCAGAAGATCCGATTGCAATATTTTGTCTTGTCATTTTAATCCCTTACAACGTGATTAAAAGTATTTATATTGAAAATAAGCATTAAGTATCAAACTTATGCATTATTGCTGTCAGTATATCTTGTTCCATCCATTGTGTACAGTGTGCCTGCCATGTCTGCTTCAGCACCAGCATTTGCACTGTCGTCGAAAGTAGGAGCGTTTGGTGAAACAAGGTCATTAATATTATAGAAGTTGCGCTGAAGTTCTTGAGCAGTATATGTCTGATACCTTGAAATGTAGTTCTTATCAATATCCGAATACTGTGTTTCATTTTCAACGAGTGCAACTGCTTGGGTAAACGGTGCAGTTACATCGAGTGAAGCTTGAGAAAGAAGAATAGGACCAATGTTTGAATCTGCCAGCGATAAAGGCATAGAATTTAATCCAAGATCAGCTTCACCTTCATTGACAACCTGCCCTTGGAAATACCATCCGGCTGGATGAACATATTTTTTATAGAGAGTATTCCAAGTTTGTGTACCAATTCCTGTTTTAATAAGAATAGAATAAATTTGATATAACTCATAGTTCTGAATAAACTTTAAGGAGTTGAATCCAATTTCAGATTCACCGACAATAAACATTTGTCTTTTAGGATATTCAATTTCAACTTCTTGTTGAAAGAATGCTCTAAAGAATTCACGAATAGAATTTTCAGATCCCTTTGATCTAAAGAAGTTTGCAAATCTTCGAGCTGTAAAACGAGGATCTGTGAAGAGATCGCCGTTTTCTAATCCAGCACTTAGTTCTTTAATAATCCTATTTAAGTTTGCAAGTTCGGTTTCTGGAATATCTCTTACTTGATATAACTGCTTTACATCAATATCATAATTATTTGCTGCATCTTCTTGATTAATAAAATCATAATATGCCGTAAGAAAAGTCACAAGGTCAGGATACTCTGCTCTGAAATACTCAGGCAAAACATCCTTAATTTTTCTTTCAATTAAATTAACATCTCTGCGACCGTAATCGCTTAGTTTATGCGCCATTAGAGAGTCAACCTAGTTTCTTGATAATCAATCTGTGCAGACGTAATAGAATTAGTAGTGTCAATATTTAGAATATAATTTCTTAAAGGCCGAACGGTGCTTTGATTTGTAGGTACTGCAGAAATTTTTACTTGAGAAGTACCTTCAATGCTCGTTGGATTAAACCCTACAATATTCACTGTTCCAGTTTCAGGTGTATAAGAACCAATGTTATCAACTTGGATATTGCCTTCAATATCAACAACTTCTAATTTATTAGACTTTAACTTGTTTCTTATGATGCAAGATAGATTATTAAATACAAATCTATTACTTGTGATTCTATAAAATTCATCATCAGGATTTGCTAATGCTACCGGGAATTGTAATGTATAAGACAGTGATTGACCGATAGACGGAGTAAATCTTTGCTGAACTTTTACATCCATTCTCGAGTTTAGAATAGCTTCATCCAATTCATCGATATCTGCTAATAACTGTGATCTTCTAAATACTTTGCCAAAATTCTTAAGATTATTATTAAAGAATGTCTGAATTAATTCATCAATATCATTTGCTACAGCAAGAGGAGTTGAGTTTGTTAAGTCAGGATCTAAATTAAAGAACGTAGTTAATTCGAGGAATGTCGTGATAGCATCCGTAAATAACGTGTCAATTGACATAACAGAAATATTTGAAGTCAAATCACCGACAATCTGATCTTTTACATCCTGCTGAATGTCAGCTGATACACCATCTTTAAAATTCAATGAGACATAAACTGCTCCGTACTTAGGCGGATCGTTATCCATACCGCCCCAAGCAATTACGTCAGTAAGATAGTTATTATAACGAGCAAGAATCTGTGCCTTATAATCTTCGGCTGTGACTAATCTTTGTTGAGACGCAAAACCAATAGGTGCATTTCTACGAATTGAATCAATTGATTCCTTATAAGCTCCACCCGAAGATTCAGATGAAACAGTGACTGCTAAAGGATAGTCTACATCATTAATAGTCAAGTCAGCATTTGCAGTAAAGCTTGTAGCTCCATTCGCTTCCATTGCTTTTGTCGAAAGATACTCAACTACAATTTTATTTCCCGCCGAAGGCTTCTTACCTGTAGTTACACCATCACCAAAAAGTAATTCATAATTACCATTAGGCACTTCTTTAATCTGATAATGTGTAGACGTAGTATCAATCTTTACAGCATCTCTGAGATTAGTATATGAAGTGTATGAATTGCCCGAAGCTGTATCATATACTTTCACATTTAAGGAAGACGTATCCATAGTAATATCACTTAAAACATAAATCTGTTCTTCACTGGTCTCACCAACAAAGAAAGTTTTAGTTTTCATAGTACCTTCATAGATAGGAATATCTTCACTTCCTTGATTAGTCAAAAACTGATAAAAGCCACTACCATCATCTACAGCTGTGTATTTTTCAAGAGTCTGGAAAGTATAGCTGACACTATTTACTTCAGTTGAAAATTTAGTATTAGCAGGCAATGTTATGCTTGTCGGACGATTAGTGAGATTAATGGTCAAAGCAATATTAAGAAGACCTTTTGCTGAAGTGTACGAGCGAGGAACATAACCTAAAGCTTCAGCATGAGATACAACCGAACTTCTTAATTGAGCAGTATTCAGAAAAGATTCATTCAAAGCAAAGTTAGCAATTAATCCATTGAAGTGCGTATTATATGCCAACACATCTAAAACATTTGAAATGCCGGATGCTTCGAAATTATAATCCGAAAATTCGTCTTGTGATTTTAAGTAGTCTTTTAATCGAGCTTTGATAGTATCAAAGTCTAGATCAGTTGACTTAATAGTGGTTGCCATTTATCTCAACCTCGCTAATGTTAAATCGATTGTAAATTCTTCTGAAGTGCTTAAAATTTGAAATGTCACCGTAACTCTCGCAGAATTCTGATCGCCGTTTATTGTAGTTTTAACTGACATAACTCGGGCTCTTGGCTCATACTTATTAATAGAATTAATAATTCTTTCGCGGACATCGCCTTCAGCAAAATCAGTATCTAGGCTAAACAACAGAGAAGACAAATCAGAACCAAATTGTGGCGCAAATGGTTTTTCATATAAGTTAGTCAAAAGAATATTCTTAACAGCTTGTTTCACTGCAGCGGCATCTGTCTTTTTATAGATGTCACCAGAAGGTTTACGAGCAAATGTGAGATCTATATCTCTATAGACTTTCTCTTTTGCGACAACTACAGATTTAGTCTGTAGATTGCCATCTTCTGCTGCAAATGCTCTTACTGCCATATTAATCTCTATTGTATAAAACTATTTATGCTATTTATCCATAAACTTGAGCTGAAGTTTCTTTTTCGGGCATTAAAATTTCTACTAGCTCATTTGTAGATTGAACATAATTATTGAATCTTGTTTCAAGAGTGTTTTCATAAGTTACACTCCAAGAATCTAGAACCTTTGGCATAATCAAAATAATCTGAGCATTCAGATGTCCATTTGGATCATAAGTATCATAATCAAGAATCAATTTTTCAAATTGTAATACATCTTTCCAGTAAACTGCTAAATCAAAGGTTTTTGCGGTTGCATTCAAGCCTTTACTATCTAAAAGTTCATATACAACAGCGTATCCATTTTTTAAACTATCATTAACACTTCCCGGTAAAAGAGTTTCGTTTGGTCCTGGCCTATATAATCCTTCAGCAACAACTAATCTGAAATCTTCAAATTCTGAGTCATTACGAGAAACACTGAGCATTACTTGTCCGTGTAAATAGTATTGCTTAGCAAGTTTAAGTTTTTCGATATCACTTCCAATATGATTTAGATTAGAGTTATCGCCATATCCTGCTAAAAATTTAGCCATAGTGATACCAGGAGCTAGCTTAGTCCTTGCAGTAATCTTATCTTGAAACTCAGGATTATATAGAGGATCTGGAGTAAATGTAGGCATTACGTAAATCTCCGAGTGTCTAGTCTACCCGCGATTGGCTTGCTACTTCTACGCGGTGTGGACTCTGGCCCAACTTTTCTTCCTGTTTCTGGTGGCAATGCATTAATATAATCAGGAGAAAGTTTTCCTTCAGCAATCATTGAACCAACAAACTGTTTATTTGTTGCAGTGTTTGGATCTCTCATCTTAGATCTAATTTCTGGTGTTGTTAATTTACGAGTAGAAATGCCACCATATTCTACAGTTTTATCAATCTGATTTTTCATAATAGCACCAGGATCAATGTCAACCTGTCTTACACCAAATGAAGATTGATGCAAGTAAGCATCCATCTTTGCATTATTTGTTAATACAGTAGCTTTAGGATCTACATCAGTAGCCGTTTCAGTTGTATACACACCTGATCCGCCTCCTGGACCAGGAGCAGCTGAAGTATCAGCATCACCTGCTCTTGCTGCTTTACCAGCTAAGTCACCGTGGAATGTAGTAGCGTGCATTGATGTAGAGTTGACTCGATCAGAATAGGTAGTGGCAGTGGTGATAGTATCAACAGCTTCAATAGAGTGACCGGTGTACATATTATAGTTGTACATAATAATATTCTCGCCACCGACTGTACCGCTATCACCAATAACAGTCAGAGACTTAGCACCAATATTGATATTAGGTGATGACATTGTAATAATATCTTCAGCTGTTAACACAAGGCTTCCACCACTCAGCTGTTCAATGTTACCCTCTACATAATTTCGAAGAACACCTTTTGTGATATTATTTCTATCACCAAGAATAGTTTCAGTATTAGTACCGAGCGTATAAGATGATCTATTTTTCTTTACAGTTTGTTCAAAATTCTTTTCAACTAAATCTTTTCTTCCACCACGTGTTTCTTCGAACTTATCGCCAGACGTAACTACATTAAAGTTACCACCGACTTTGAGGTCAAAATCACCAGTAACATTAAGTGTAAGATTACCATTGTAGGAGATTTCACCATCACCTTCTACAATAACCTTCTCGTCTCCGCCAGTGACTCGTACAGTGTTATCAACAGAACTAATGATAACAGTTCCATCTGCTCTCATCTCGATACCAGATCCAGTGCGATGGCGATATAACATACGCTCATTACCGGGTGTATCATCAATCTCAACAATATGGCCGGTAATGGTTTTCTTTACGTTATTCTTTGGATACTGCGAAGGAAGAAGAGGTCTTAACCCAAGATCAACTGTAATATCTCCGCCGCCGAGATATACTTTATTTGTCTTGCCACCTCGCACAGCCTTATTTGTCGAAGGTTGATTCGAATATTCGGGGAGAGGATATTGGCGATTAGCATCTTTGAATCCATCTACAACTGTTGGTCTTCTTGCCATTATTAAATCTCCACCCATGTATTTGATTGTTTATCATATGTAAAGTTATTATTCATAAGATCTTTCTTTAGTGCAAGTAACTGAGAATCAACATCTGCTTGTTCATTATATTTTTTATTTAAATCATTTGTCACAAAGTCCGGAAGTTCCTTACCGTATTTTTGCTTTGTTGTTTTTTCAATATTTTTAATATTTGAGTCTAATCTTTCAGATCTTCTCAACAACTTAGTATATTCTTCTGAAGCTGCTTTTAACTGCTCTTCAGTAGGTTCTGATTTTCCAGCAGGAGGAGTAGTTTCTACAGGCTGAGGCACCGTCTTTGGTACTAACGGTGGCTCTTCTGGCAAATTAACTCGAGAAGGTTTAACAACTTCCACTGGCTTCTGTGTATTCACTTCTTCTGGCGCAAGGAGTTTAGTTGTTACTGTATTTGTCTTTTTATATTTGCTGGATATATATGTCTCTACATCAAATCCTGGACCCGTAGGTAAATCATCATTATAAAAAGTTTGAGCTCCAACAATCGAACCACCCGGAATAGCATTATAGAATGCTGTAATGAATGCATCAAAAGCTTGCCACTGATTAGGTGTAATAGAGTCTGAAGTAAGTTTAGCTGCAGGATCATCGTTAGGTCCATTAAAACCAGCAATGAATCCTATCTTCAATCCATTTTCTTCTTTTATGTTTGCAGACTTTGGAACAAAATCATTGAGAGAAAGAGGCCGGCCTCTCTGAATAACACCATCTTTACGAATAACATAGTGCCATTCAATTTTACCAAACGTAGGATCATTTGCAACTAACCTTGAAAATGCTCGAGCGCCAAGTCCGTTAATTTGTCTATAAGTATGAAACTCATTTAATTGATATGAATCCCAGTCACGATTCGAATAAGTCGTAGACCAATATACTATAGATGTTGTCAAAGGTCTTTTGCAATTTCTAATTTCAGATTCAAGTTCTTCAAATCCTCCGACTTCTGTAAATTTATAACTGGCTGGAAGAGGGAATGTAAAGTCCGAAGCACCGGCACTTAAATTTAGTGGAGGCTCTGAGACCTGAACACTTGGTGGTAAAGGATTAGTTTCTCTCAGATTACTTCTAATATTAGTAGATGCATCTGGCAAAATAATACTTGGCGGAGCTACTGCATTATCTGGTAATACAAAATCTTTTGGCAGACTAGGCATTTCTTGTCCAAAGGATTGCACCTGAGGAATAGATAAACTCTTTCCAAGAACTGCACCTAATAAATTACCAAAGTCTAGGCCGAGTGAACCAAATCCTATTTTATTTGTTACTGCATCAACAGCTTTAAATGGATTATTCAGAAGATTCATTGTTCTAGTGGCAATTTTTTCAGAAGTATTTGCTACATCAACCGAAACATTTTCTTCTACTGCAACCGAAACTTCATCAGGATATGGTGATACATTTTGTATTGCAACTTTAGTTTGTCTTTTTGTAGCTCCAACCACACTTGTCAATGCTGCTTCAATTCCTTTTGGATTTCCTGTTACAATCGTTGCATTAAGAAATCCTCCACTCGCAGTTCGACCAGTAAGAGTTGTGATATCCCCTTTATCAGAAGATGATATAGATTTTGTAACAGTTACACCCGGAACACCATCAACCATAATTGAAACAACTGTTTCATCTGTTTCGGTCTGAGTTTCTTTGACAGAAGCTGATAGGGAAGTAAATCCACCTTTTGATGTACCAACATCGACGCCGAGTGTAGTTCCTTCGACAGATGCTCTTTTTTTCTTAGCAGTCGTAGCTTGTGTTTTAAGTGCGGTGTTTGAATTTTTAATGAGAAAATTTTTCAAATCACCATTGAACACATCATTAGTAAAAGCAATATAATTATTCACTGCTTCTGGATCTTGAGCAATATCATATTCATAATTCACAGTAATATTTGCATATACTTTATCTAAAGTAATAGTCTTTCCAGATAAAGTATATCTTTCTGTCGAAGAGAAAAACTGTGCGCCTTTCTTCTTTACATTGACAGATTCGATTTTTGTTGGCTCGAATTCAAGCGTAATTACATTTGTATTTGAAGCTTTCTGTATTGTCATTATGCTAACCTATCATAAAACTTTTTAGCTTCTACTATGCGAGTATCTGTACTTCCGGGCTGAGGTCTTTCATAGCGAAATTCAAAAATCTTAGATGCAATTTCAACAGTCTGAGCATCTTTCAAATCTCCAAGATTTTTATCTACTCTATATCCCGGTGTTTTATCCAAGTCATATTTTAAGAATTTTAATTGCCCGTTGAGTGACGTTGGATCATATCCGTTTAGTGTGCAATATTCAAATAGCTCTTGCTTTCTATTCACTGCCGGATTCCATTGAGCCAATCCAAAAGACTCTTCGCCTGGAACCTGTGAAATAGCTTTCGGATTTAGACCAGATTCATGTTGTAAATTACCCATAATTCCACAGGCCTGCTTAGGCGTATATGCATGTTGATCCGAAGAGATAAGATAAAGAAAAATCTTTTCTGCAGTAGATTCACCCGGAAGCTCATCATCTACAGTAATATCCTGTTCACCTTCTTCAATCTTTGGAATAGAACCAAGAACAAGTGGAAGTTGTGAATTCTTTCCATCCAAAAAAATTCCAAAAACTTGAGCTGTCACAACAAGTCGAGAATTTGCACCAAATCCAGTAGTTCCTTCTTCAGTTACAGGAATCATGACTTGAGCCCATGGTAGTGCATAATCAGGAATATCCTGACGATTTGAACTATGAATCCCATAAATTCTTACTTTTACTCGACCGAGATAGAGAGGATCGTTATTATCGACAACCCTTCCAATAAACCATCGAGTTTCATCTCCGTAAAAATCAAGAGACATTGATAAATTCCTCTGCACTAAGATCAGCATTATAAGATGAAAGCTTAGCACATAATAGTGTGCTATCAATTCTATTTGGATTCTGAGTTGAAAAACTATGTTTAGCAGCGTACATTATATAATTTCCAGATTTCTTTGAATCAATATTAGGAGTCGAAGAATTATCATGATTTGATTCTAAAAATAGAACTCTTACAATATTTCCGGTTGTATAATCTCCATCACCTCTCATAAAAGGCCGACCAGGAACAACAATTGAAATAGGTGTTTTAGTCATGAAGTTTTTCAAAGCGTGACCGACTACTCTTTTCTTATAGTAAGCAGTTTCTGTTTCCTCATCTAAAGAATTTTTTCCATAATTATCATATGTATATGCGCCGCCGGCGGCAATTTGAGTAATTACTTTTGAAGTGTAAGTGCTTAAAGGTTGTCCATCTATTCCTTGTTCTGGTGCATAGATAAATCGAGGCTGATCCTTAAAGTAGTCTTTTGATGACAGTGTTCTAAATACATCATCCGAAACATCAAACGGCACTACTTCATTTGTTCCTTTCAATGTATTCAAAAAATTGTACTGAGCTCCAACGTATCCTTTACGAATAAGGGAAATAACATCATGGATATTTTCATATCTATAACTAAAAATTGGAATATGTCTTTCTTCTAAATACTGAGATGAACTTTGTACATAAAGAAAAGGTAATTGAGTATTTACTGGTTCTCTTAAAAGCAAAGCTCCAAGATCAACTAAATTTAATGAATCAGAAGCAAGAGTAGAATATAAGTAATAGGGCATGCCATCTGTATTAGTTAATCTATTTTTAATCCAAACAGCAGCTTCAATAGGATGCATATTTGGAACGATTAATCTCATGGCACTTTGTTGCAAGTCTTCAGTATATAGAACACCTTTATCTAAATATTCTTTCAACATTTTCGAAATAATATCTAGAGGATTGCCATTATAATGTTTATTGACATTCTTTACGCTTGATCTTAAAACCAGATCTTCATAGCCATGTAAGTAAACTACCTCAGTTCTTTCATCTGCTCTTTCAGATTTAATAATTTTGTCAATGACAAAGATCTTTGTTATGGTTGAACCTTCTTTCTTTGTCTCCGAAGATTGGATTGTAAGAGAAAGAGATTCGGCACCTTGAAAATCAATGTCTTCAAAGAAAGATGTAGTGTCAAGCACAGCAAATTTTGCAGATAAGAAAGGCTTATCTAAATGTTCATAAATTTCGAAATCTGTAATGATTTTTGAAATGTCAACAGTTCTTCCGCCCGATCTCTCGCTAGAAAAGAGCGCTTCAACAATTTCAAAATCATCTTGTGTATTTCTAGGAGACATACTAAGATCTTAAAGCCTTTTTATAATTAGTAATGATACTATTAATGATACTGGGTTTTATAATTCTAATTCTTTTCAAGGCTTCGTTTTCATTATAATATCTTTGATAATTTGTAATTTCTGTCAATTGTGCACCGGGTCCAATAAAAGGATCGATATCTACAATGTTGCCATTTATATCTTCATAATGATGTGCAGAATTATATTCTTCTTCGCTTGATACAATTGAGATAGATTGCACTATATCTTCTGTTAAAGTAACAACAGTCGATTGTAGTTGTTCTCCGTCTTGAAAAGTGCCTACTGCATCATCAAGCATAAGTTGTCCTAAGTCTAAGTGACGGTGTACAATTGTGCCGGTTGCACCAGAAGAAGAACCAGTAACATTTTGTCCGACTTTAAAAATGCCGGTCAAGTCATCTCTAGTTGTAACAGCTCTATGCGGATATTCTCTTTTAATCACTCGGTCAAGTTCTTCATTTGATAAAGGCCAACCCTGCTGTCTTAATTTATCATTCATAATAAAAAATGTCCAGTAGTAAAGTGGGGTTCCGTATAGTGCTAGAGACAATTGATCAGGGCGGTATCCTTCATTAATATCATACAATGAATAAAAAGCAATAGAATCTTTTACTTGATCAATTACATCTACATAAGAACTAATGTCTTGAAAGCTGACAGTCGTTTGTTCATTTCCAAATTTGTATAAAAGGCGTTCTAAACTTGTAAAATACTTCATTACTTACCTTCCTCTACAATATCTTTCTTAGAAAGAGCTCTGTATTCTTGGAATCTGAGAGTTAGATCAATTTCATTCGGGTATCCATCTGCATGAAAAGATTGTCCAGTTGGATTATAAGATGACTGGACACCTCGAAGGAAACAATATTCTAATTGAGGAATCTTTGCATTGCTATTTCTGTGCAGCAATTCAATCTTAAACATGTTTGGAAAATGATAACCGAGAGGCAATCCGCCTACATCAAATGCTTCAGGGTATAGCTCTGATCTAAAGAACTTTATGATAGAAGCAATTTCACGAGCTTCTTGAGCTGACCGCGGTATCATTTTAAAGTTAAAACTGAATTCACGAATCGTAACTCCTCTAAAGATGGTTCTAGTATTTGGATTAACTGCAGCTTGAGCTGCGACTGTAAGCGCTGTTTGCAGTCCTTGAGGCCCGAAGTTTCCAAATTTAGCAGCAGCATATTTTGCAGCATCACCACTTAAATTTCCAAACGCAAAATTAAAAATATTGCCTAATCCTTTACTCACTGATTCTGCGACAGCTTGAGTAATTGTTTGATTATTTTTTAATCCGCTTAATGCTCCTGCCCCCAATCCTCCTAAATTAAATCCTTCATATTGAACATCATCATTAAATGTAACAGAGAGAGGAAAATATAATTGTGCTTCTACAAATTCACTGCCCATCCTTCCATCCTCAGAAGGACCTGGCTCTACTTCTTCAATAGTCAAACCTCTTATAATATTTTCAGACAAAATCTTTTCTGTCTCAGCTTTAGCGTCTTGTAACGCTTTCTTTTTTTGAGAAAGTGCACTTGCTTCATCAAAATTGCCTGCTTCTGATGCAGCCACAATATCAGCATCTACTGCTGCAATATCATCGTCCGTGATAGCTGTCTTTTCTCCTGTTATAATTTCTTTAACATTATCTAGATATGGCTTTTCTTTCAGAGCATTCGCATTGAAAGATAAAGCCTTTTGTCTATATAATTTAAATCTAATTTTTCCGGAATATGCAGGATTATCTACAAGAGGAAACCTTAGGGAAGGAGATCTAGATCCAAGATGAACCTGCTGCACAATAGCATTGAGAGTATTAATAGTCGCAATAGTTTCATTGTAAGTAGTTGTTTCGCCACGAGAATTTGTAGTAACAGTGGTACCACCGTCATCAATTTTTACTGCATCGATGATTTTTCCATCGGCTGTAGTTTTCATATTTTTTCCGCCATTTGGCAATCTATACGCCATTAGCTCATCCCTTATAGATAGTTAAATAACTCTTTCTTATTTATATCAAATCATGGCATATTCTGGAAGATACACAGTAAAGAACAAATCAAAGTATAGAGGTGATTTCACAAATATCATCTATCGTTCCTTGTGGGAGAAATATGTATTTCAATGGTGTGATTCGAATCCAGCTGTCAAGCAATGGTCATCTGAAGAAGTAGTGATTCCATATTATTACGATGTTGATAAAAAATATCATAGATATTTTGTTGATCTTAAAATTGTAATGAAAGAAAAAACTATTTTAGTTGAAATCAAACCCGACAAAGAAACAAAGCCGCCTACTGGAAAAAGAAAAACAAAGCAGTATATTTCTGAAGGATTGACTTACGTAAAAAATATGAATAAATGGGAAGCTGCAAATGAATATGCAAAGGATAGAGGATGGGAGTTTCAAATCTGGACAGAGCATACATTACAAGAAATGAATCTTCTTCCTAAGTCTATGCCGGGTAAATTAAAGAAGTTGAAACCGTTACCACCATATCGCAAAAAACCTAGAAAATGATATAAATACGATTATGAGTAATTTATTTCAAAAGCTAGAACTCGAAGCATTTAGAGCTGGTATTAATCCACGCACTCAACAATCGCGTGATTGGTTTCGTAAAAAGGCTCAACAGATGAGAAGAGTTAATCGTAATCAATTGATGCAAGAAGATGAAATTAAATTACGGAATCGCTTTGGTGTTGGTAACATGTACATGTTTTTCTATGATCCAAAAACAAAGGATAAGCTTCCGTATTATGATGCCTTTCCTTTAGTGATTCCAGTAGAACCAGCTGAAGGTGGATTCTATGGATTAAACTTACATTATCTTCCACCTATTCTTCGAGCTAAGTTTCTTGATTCGTTATTAGATATTACAACAAATAAAAAGTATGACGATAAAACTAAGTTTGATTTGTCATACAGGCTTTTAAAAGCTTCACAAAAATTTAGACACTTTAAGCCATGCTTTAAGAGATATTTAACTTCGCATGTCCGTAGTCGATTTGCTCTTGTTCCTGCGCCTGAGTGGGAAATTGCAACTTTTCTTCCAACGGCTGATTGGCGTAAAGCGAGTGGTTCAAAAGTATATAAAGATTCAAGGGCAATGATCTAATGGCAACTATCGATGAATTAAAATCTATTGCTTCAACTAAACTGGGTTTCGCTCGATCGAATAGTTTCCTTGTCACTCTTCCTAGTCGATGGGGTGCTGATGGCAGAGAGATGAATGTACTATGTACAAATGCATCTCTTCCTGGCAAACAGATCTTAACGACAGAGCGTCGTATTGGCATGGAATTTCAGAAGATGCCATACGGCTATGCAGTTGATGATGTATCAATGACATTTTATTTGATGAATGATTATGGCGTAAAGAAATATTTTGATAATTGGAGAAGAGCCATTATCACAGATAATTTTGACTTAAGATATAAAGAAGAATATGTGAATGACGTGGTTATTCACCAATTAAGAAAGCCTATGATAGGATTTAGTAAATCTATAGGTCCATTTAGAGCGGGCATTGGTGTAGGCGGCGGAACTGTATATTCATGCAAATTGATTGATGCATTTCCGACTACACTGCAAGCTGTTGAGTTAAGCAATGAACTCGATGGATTAGTACAATTTACTGTACAATTATCATATACAAATTGGGAAGTGGATGCAAGTCCACAGAACTTTATTACAGGATCATTTAATTTAGGACAAGTGTTTGGGTGATTTGAATGGGAAAGAAAAGACAAAGAGCGCATCAGGTATCAAAAGGTATTCACCATCAAAAACCAAGTAGATGGAAGAAGATGGCTCGCAAAGAATGGGTTGGGAGTGGTGCACAAGAGCATGCAAAATATAAAGCATGGCTTAGTGGTAAAAACGTAGTGCTTACTATTCCAAACCCGAATACAAATGAAACGAATAAGAAATTTATTCGTGTGAATGCAAATGAAGTATGGAGAAGGAAAACTGCATAATGGCTTTACCAAAACTAAATGATGTACCAAAATATGAAGTGACAGTACCATCGACAGGAGAACAAACATTTTTTAGACCATATCTCGTGAGAGAAGAAAAAATTTTGTTAATTGCATCTGAATCAGGAGATGAAACAAGTATTTCGAAAGCTACAATTGATTTAATCAATGCATGTGTAGATACAGAATTAAAAAATAGTAATATCACAACATTCGATATTGAATACTTGTTTTGTAAGATTAGAGCAAAATCTGTCGGTGAAACATCAAAGATGAAGATGATTTGTTTGTCTGAAGAATGTACACATGAATCTGAGATTGATATTCGATTAGATGATGTAGAATTAACGCATGAAGAAAAAGTTTCAAGTCTTATTCCTTTGACTGATTCTGTTACTTTAGAAATGAGGTATCCGTCTTTTAACGTGACATTAAACAATAAGTATATTCAAGAAGCAGAAACAGAAGCTGAGATTATGTACCATACGGTCATTTCTTGTATTAAATCGATTATGACAGACGAAGAAAGAATTAGTGCTGATGATGAAAATTATGAAGATTTAGTAGAATTTGTCAATGGAATGACAACTGAACAATTTGAAAAAATGAAAGAGTTTATTTTAAACTCTCCAGAAATTCAACTTCCAGTTAATTGGACATGTGAAGCATGCGGACACGAAAATTCATTTGAACTAAAAGGATTAGCAGATTTTTTTTAGTAGCCCTTTCTCATGAAACATTGCAGAACCACTTTGAAATTAATTTTTTATTAATGGAAAATCACAATTATTCATTAGAAGATTTATATAATATGATACCGTGGGAAAGGGAAGTTTACGTTACATTATTGACTAATCATTTAGAAATGCAAGAGCAAAGAAGAAATGAGGCCCAGTAATGGCTATCACTTTAAAAGAAGTAGCAGCTCTGATTAAAACCGGAGATGCCGTACAAATTCAAAATCAAGAAGATCAAGGAAAGACTCTTGATAGTATTGATAAAGGCATCAAAAAGTTTCTTGCCGTTCAAGAAAGAGATCGTCTAGATAAACTAGAAGATCGTAGAGAACAGCGCAAAGTAAGAACTATTGCTGGCGGTGGTGTGGCTGTTGCTGGTGGAGCTACTGCCGGTGGTGGTAGCGGTGGTCCTAGCACAATGTCTAGAATATTGACACAAGGTGTAGGAACAGCTTTAGCTCTTGGTGCATTAAAAGCTATACAACTCGGATTTAGAGGAATTAAAAATGCTTTAGCCACATCTTTTGGCACTCAACGCGGCGCTTTATTAGACATCAATAAGTCTCTTACCAGTGAATTAAAAGATTTTCAAAAAGTATTAAAAGATGATATTAAAGTTTTAAAGGCTCAACAAAAGGCATTAAATAGCGAGCTTAAAAAGGCTTTCTCGACTGAAGCAGACTTGCGTAGACAAATTCAAGCCGAAACTAGAACCTTCACTGAAGCCGGTCAACAGCGAATGAAAGCGCTGCAAGCACGACTAGATGATGCAATTGCAAGAAGACAAGTTTTGCAAACAGATTTAGATTCTGCTCGAGCAGATCTTTCTTCTGCGAGGCTAGATCTTAAAGAAACAAGAGTGGCGTTATCAGAAGCTCGAGCAGCAGGAAAACTCGATGCTCAAGCACTACGAAATCAAGTAGCAGCATTAGAAAGAAGAGTTGCTGGATTGAGAGTAGGCCAAATTGATACAGAACAAGCATTTGCAGATAGAGCCTCTCGGTTAGCTGGACCTAATGCACAGCTAGGCACATTAAAAGTCGGCGATAATATTCAATATAAAACTACCACTGGAAAATTACTTGATGCTCAAGTGATGGACACTGCAGGCGGAAAAGTTCAATTACGAACTGGCACAAATGTATTTTCTGTTGATGCTCAGAACTTAGCAGATAGGACAAAACTTCCTGGTTATGGTGAAGCTCGTATTCCTATGACTATTCAAGATGCATTAAGACAGCAGTCTCTTAATCCATTTGCTCGAGGGACAAGATTTAATAATTTGTTAAGAGTGCCGGGAATATTTAGTCCAGAAGGCATTGTAGAAGCTGGTGCTGCGACTGGCAGCAGAATAACTGGTGCTTTAGGAATGTCTAGAACAGCCGGCACTTTAGCATCTGCTTCTAGATTATTAGCATCAGGACCAGCACTTTTTGCTTCACTTGTCACTATTCCTTCATCTATTGGTGCTGAATCTGGAAACACTGCTACACTCGCATACAATATCGTAGAAGCATACAGAGACAATGATTTAACTAAATTTAAGCAAAGCAGAAATGCTCTAAAAGATTATCTTAAGAAATCATTTCCACAAATGGCGCCTACAATTTCTGCTTTTATTAATAGCTACTTATTTGGAGACATGTTATTGCAATTAGGGTTAAAAGATAACCTAGAAGCAGCTCAAGGATTAGTTGAACTTTTAACGATTTCTGAAGTTGATGTAGCTCGAATTATGAAACAGAATCTTGGTGGAGAAGAAGCATTTAAGAAGTTTAAAAATTTCAACGCTGCCTTAGCCGCGGCCAAACAAAATCCAGAAGTAATTGCAGCAGCTGAAATACAAGCAAAGACACAAACACCTTCATATATTTTACCCGGATCTAACGCAGCTCAAGGAATATATTCATCGGCTTTATCGCAACAGGCTCGAGCATTTGTTGCTTCTGAATTAGGGCTAAAACCCAATGAAGCTTTGCGCAATGGTTCTAAATTTGCTGCAATTGAATCAGCGATTGCTACTTCTGCATATGGTCCTCGTACAGACAAGGTTCCTACAATCACAGGCCAGATTGGAGATAATGTAGTTTCTAATAATGCATTTAATAATCTGCCTCAATCTGCGGTTGATCCATTTGACACTAATTCAATGCTTTATGGTACAGCAGCACCATAAAGAAAAGGGAGCCGAAGCTCCCTAATCCCCGACTACCGAAGTAGTCTTTCTCCTTTGTTGTTCACCAACTTTTGTCCGAATCTTATTCAGCGACAAGGCCTAATTGGTTGGCTGACCTTATTCTTAGTCTTCATTTGCCAATCGTGCAAAATAAGACATTGTATCGTCATCATCATTACCCATACTCATGGATTCTGCTGTGACAGGTTCTGCTGCACGTGGTTCTGGAGCAGGAGCCGGTTCATTGATCGCAGCTTCTTGCTTAACAGTATATGCACCAGCAGTCGCTTCTTCACCAAGTACACGCATCAACTTCGCTTTGAGTTCGTCGTATGATTTGTAGTTCTTTGGATCGGTGAACTCACCGAGATCATGTAGTTGATTATAGACTGACTCCAGTCTGGATTCGTCTGCATCATAGAGAGCAGATGGGCTCGCAAACTCTGACTTATCATAATTACGGTATCCTTCAACTTGACGGATTTTCAATTTAAAGTCTGCACCCTCCCAAAAATCGAAAGGATTGACCGGTGTTTCATCTGCAAAGTCTGGCTGCATAGAGTCCATGATCTTATCAAAGATCTTCTTACCAAACTTATAGAGGAATACTTTACCCTCATTCTGAGGAGCACTCGGATCTTGTACAACTAGGACATTAGCTACATAGTGGAGCCGGCGCTTTTGT